AGTGCGTATGTCGGCTCGCGTCTGGCCTTCCGCGGCAAAATCGTCCGGGCGCAAAGCGTGGCAGCGTACAAGGCGATACGCGAGGTGGCGTAAGCGCAAAGCGCCAAAGCGTGGAGCGAAGCGACTAAAACGAAAGAACGGGATTCGGATGGTTTCCGAATTCCATTTAAAAGGTATTCAAATACCGGCGAAGCCGGTCGAAAAAATAGAATTTTGAGGTATATGAAAAAGATTATCGCATTTTTAAAAATGAGTAACCGTTACAAGCATCTTATCGGTGGTTTGATGGTAGGTCTATTGGGATTTACTCCTTGGACGGCCTTTTATGCTGCGGCCATTGCAGCTTCCTGTCTGGAACTGAAAGATACTCTTCGGGGAAGTCCTTGGGACTGGATTGATTGGGGGCTCACCGTCGCGGGTGGCAGTATATCCGTTTTATTTTGGATGATAGTGTAATTCGTTTATCTGTTTTGCCTGTTAAATCAGTAACTTTGCAAGCGGTAGAGTTCCCCAATAGTCCGTGTGGTCTATCGCGGGTACAACAATGCGAATGCGAATGGCGGTGTGTCGAATGCGAATGCGAATAACGATGCTTCGAATACGAATGCGAATGTCGGCTCGCGTCTGGAAATCTAACAAATCGGCGTACAGCAGCGGGGACGTGTCCCCGAAGCGGTGCCGAGGGGAGCAAGCCACAGCAACAGCACCAGAAAAGGTGGAAAGCTGAAAAATCACGCGTCGGGTGGAGTTTGGTAGGCTGTTATCAGTTCGAAGAAGTCAGACCCGGGGAAAGGAAGGCCCTCATCTTCCATGTTTATTAACCAATAGCTTATGCGCAGGGAAGGATATATTATCGAGGAAATCATCGAATACTCCAATATGTCGGAGGCATTCGATTCGGTACTTCGCGGAACCGATCGTAAGAGGTCAAGGCAGGGACGATTCCTGCTTGCCCATAGGGAGAAGATTATCACCGAACTGACGGCTTCCATTGCGGACGGCTCATTCCGGCTGGGCGGCTACCATGAGAGGGAAATTGAAGAATACGGTAAAAAACGTATTTTGCAGATCCTGTCCATGAAAGACCGCATCGCTGTGTTTGCCATCATGAATGTGGTGGACCGCCACCTGCAAAAACGTTATATCCGGACAACTGGTGCAAGCATCAAAAGGCGCGGTACTCATGACCTGATGAACTGCATACGTACCGATTTGCAAAAAAATCCGGAAGGCACGCTTTACGCATACAAATTTGACATCCGGAGGTTTTATGACAATGCGCGGCAGGACTTTGTTATGTGGTGCTTCCGGAGGGTGTTCAAGGACAAAAGGCTGTTGGTCTTGTTGGAGCGGTTTGTTAAGCTGCTGCCGGAAGGTATCAGTTTCGGACTGCGCAGTTCACAAGGGGCAGGAAATCTGCTTCTGTCTGTATTTTTAGACCACTATCTGAAGGATAAGTACGGGGTTCGTTATTACTATCGCTATTGCGATGACGGACTGGTACTCGGTAAAACGAAAGCGGAATTGTGGAAGATTCGTGATGCTGTTCACGGGCAAATGGGAAAAATAGACTTGGAAATAAAGCCGAATGAACGGGTGTTCCCTGTGGAAGAAGGCATTGATTTCCTTGGCTATGTTATCCGTCCCGACTATGTAAGATTGCGGAAACGCATCAAACAGAAGTTTGCCCGGAAAATGCACGAGGTAAAATCGAGAAAAAGACGGCGGGAACTGATTGCCAGTTTCTACGGCATGACGAAGCACGCCGACTGTAATAAGTTGTTTAAAAAATTAACAGGCAAAGAAATGAGAAGTTTTAAAGACTTGAATGTCGCTTACAAGCCGGAAGACGGTAAAAAGCGATTCCCCGGAGTGGTGGTAAGCATCCGGGAACTGGTAAACTTACCCATTGTAGTGAAGGACTTTGAGACCGGTATCAAAACCGAGCAGGGAGAAGACCGCTGTATTGTGGCCATCGAAGTGAACGGCGAGGCAAAGAAGTTCTTCACCAACAGCGAGGAAATGAAGAATATTCTCGCACAAATAAAGGAAATGCCGGATGGTTTCCCGTTTGAAACGACCATCAAGACAGAGACATTCGGCAAAGGTAGAACCAAATACGTGTTTACATGAGAAGAGTTGAAGGAAGTTCCGGGGTTTCGCTGATGGAATGCACGAACCCGGTTAAAGACAAATGGCGCATCCGATGGGATGTGCAGGAAAAAGAGAACGGCTCTGCCTCCTACATGGAAGAGGAGTTCGGGCATAAGCCTACTGATGAGGAAATCCACACATTGGTTATGTCCTGGTATAACAGCCAGACTGATGCGGCTATCCTATCCGGATTCGCCTATAATGGTGCCCATGTATGGCTTTCTGTGGAGAACCAGTACAACTATAAGGCAGCATACGATTTGGCCGTTCAGACGGGCGGAGAAACCCTGCCAGTGACGTTTAAGTTTGGTTCGGATGAACAACCGGAATACCATACTTTTACTCAGTTAGAAGAACTGAAAGATTTCTATACAAAAGCAGTAGGATTCATTCAGACAGTTCTGGCTGAAGGCTGGGAAAAAAAGGACAAGTTCAATTTGGAATTATATCGGATTGAGTGATTGACAATCCCTTCGGGGGAGGGATAAAAAAAGCCCCCGGCCTGTTAATATAGACGCCAATCATTTATTAACACAAAACGCCACGAGAGTGCGCGACCGGGGGCAATGCCCTCTGCCGCACTCTCGTGGCGTTTTTACGCATTAAATAAATGATTGGCATTGCAAAAGTACAAAAATGATTGGATATGACATTGTTTGAAGCACTTAAATTTAACAGAGAACCGCTTGAAATGCTTATAAGTTTGGGCGGCAAGCAGGATGACCTTCGATTCATAGACTTATATACGGAGTATGAGGTCATGAAAAAACAAGGTGAAAAGACCACTTATGCAGTGGCGTTTTTGGCAAATAAATATTCGGTAAGCGAACGTAAGGTGTATGATGTTATCAAACGGTTTGGAAAGCACTGCACGCTCGGTGCAGTGTGATTGATGTGCCGGGGATGCCTTGTGTTGTCCGGTAGAGCTACCTTTGTACAACCAAAAATAAAGCTCATGAATAAGTATTACCAGACATTAGACAAGATACTCCAAACGGGCAAAATCCAGACCAATAGGAAAGGGCGTATCAAGTATCTATTAAACGAAAGGCTCATGCTAACCCCCGCTGATTTACTTGACATATTTGAAAGCCACGGGATAGCCAGGAAAAAGCTGAAAGAGGAATTGAAACTGTTTATGCAAGGAGTCCGGGATGTGGAAAAATACAAAGAGGCAGGGATTACCTGGTGGGATTATTGCGGCCATACCCTTGTAAACAGCTATCCAACTTACTTTGAAAAGCTTCCACCCCTCATAACCAGGATTAACCGGGAAAAGCGCAACAGCAAGAATTATGTCCTGTTTCTTGGAGAAACCGGGGTGGAAAGCAACCAGGCACCCTGCCTGAGTCTTGTGCAGTTCCAAATTGATGAGGGAGAATTGGTGCTATCTGCATATCAGCGTAGTTCTGATGCGAACCTTGGGCTTCCGGCTGATATTTATCATCTTTATCTGATGGCAAGGCAGGTGGAGCTTCCCCTGAAGTCCATAACCCTTGACCTTGGAAATGTGCATATATATGAAAATAACATTGACCGGACTCTGGAACTGTTATCCGGAGTTGAAAACATTAAATTTGACTTGAACGTATGAAGAATATGAATTTATCTGCACCACTGCCATTTGTAGGCCAAAAAAGAATGTTTGCTAAAGAGTTTATTAAAGTTTTGGAACAGTTCCCTGAAGATACCGTGTTTGTGGACTTGTTTGGCGGTTCCGGACTTCTTTCGCATATAGCCAAAAGAAGCAAGCCCGATGCTACTGTTGTCTACAATGACTTCGACAACTACCGGTTCAGACTGAAAAATATCCCACAGACAAATAAACTGCTTGCCGATATTAGGGAGCTGGTGGGTAATTCGATACCCAAACATAAACCAATTAAAGGGGAACTTAGAGAACGCATTTTTAAACGTATCGAGGAAGAAGAACTAAATGTTGGGTACGTGGATTTTATAACCTTATCATCCTCACTTATGTTCTCCATGAAGTATAAATTGTCTGTAGCCGAAATGCGCAAGGAAGTCCTTTATAACAACATTCGCAAGACCGGTTATCCGGAGTCTTCTGACTACTTAAAAGGGCTTGAAATTGTATCATGCGACTACAAAGCAGTATTCAACCAATATAAGGATGTTCCCGGAGTCGTCTTTTTAATTGATCCGCCTTATCTTTCCACTGATGTTGGTACGTACAATATGTATTGGCGCTTGTCTGATTATTTGGATGTTTTAAAGATACTCGAAAAGCATTCCTTCGTTTATTTCACATCCAATAAATCCTCCATACTTGAACTGTGTGAATGGATTGGAGCAAACAAAACCATTGGCAATCCTTTTGAGGGTTGTACAAAAAAGGAATTCAATGCCCACATGAATTATTCTGCCGAATATACAGACATGATGCTGTATAAGAAACAGGAAAAATTAGTTCATAAAACAGCTGCTTAGCACTGAACAAAGATACAATTTTTCAAGCAGAAGGCCAAACTTTTGAGCCTTATTTTAATGCCGTTATAAAGCCATTTTTTATGAAATTATAAAGCCGAAACAGAGGTCATTACAAAACTTTTGTTTCGGCTTTTTGAGTGTTGCGCGCTTTCCTTTTTTGAACGCTTCGTTTTGTCCTTTTCCCTGAAAATCGAACGCTTCGTTTCGGATTCTGCGGAAATTTGGATTTGCGGATTATAATTAGGACTTTCGTTTGAAGAAAGAGTTGGTCTGCTAGATGTGTAATTTTGTTCTGTAGACCGTGTGTCGTATAAAATTTGTAGAAAAATGGGGTTAAGATAAGGAAGTAAAGAGGTATTTGTGGCGCAAATTTCCCGTTTGGATGATTGCGCCATGAATAATATGGTTTACATAGCTACTTCAATAGCCAGTATCTGTGTTTCGGAAGTGGCTTCGATAGTGACACTTTCAATGTCCCATATACCGATACCGTCACGGCGTGAAAGGTTTTCGCCTGCTACATTAATCTCTCCTTCTATAACAAAAATGTAAACACCTGTGCGAGGTTTGTGCATACGGTATATTACACTATGTCCGGCATCAAATGTACCTATTGAAAACCAGGTATCCTGCAACAGATGTGCCGGTGTGTTTCCGGAAGGAGAAATGAAAGTTGCCAGTTCGTTACGTTTCAATAACGGGCGGATATTATAATTATGGTACTCAGGTTTGGTTTCCTCTACATTAGGGATCACCCAGATTTGCAGGAATTTCAGATCTTCGGTTTTACTGGCATTGTATTCACTGTGATAGATACCTGTTCCTGTACTCATTACTTGAATTTCTCCGGGGGTGATGGTACTTTCATTTTGTACATTATCTCCGTGTCTTAAATATCCTTGTAAAGGAATGGATACTACTTCCATATTTTTATGCGGGTGCATGCCGAAACCTTCTCCGGGAGCCACTGTATCGTCATTCAATACGCGCAAAGCACCGAAGTGTATACGTCTGGGATTATAATAATCTGCGAAGCTGAATGTGTGGTAAGTTTTTAGCCATCCATGATTAAAATAACCTCTCGTGTTGGCTTTGTCAATAATCGTCTTCATAACTTAATGTCTTTTCTATTGGAATGTTGTTATTGATATAACAAATTAGAAGTTGAAAAGTTTGGAACATTGTTGAGTAATGAAAAAAACGGGGCGGTGTAAAATAAAAGAAGAGATGATCAAATCATCTCTTCTATAGAGCGGAAGACGGGGCTCAAACCCGCGACCCTCAGCTTGGAAGGCTAATGCT